TTCCATTGACGAAAACATGCTGAGTATCCATCAAATAGTTTTGTTGAGTTAAATTTTGCCATCTTTTTTATTTTTATATTCTTTTTCTATTGGTTTTTCTATTTCAATTGTAATGTACTCTGGAGAGAACATGTTCAATCCTACTCCAGTGCAGATTTTTATTGTGTTTTTGTTTTTCTTTGCCATAACTTTTTGGTATAATTCCCAATCTATGATACAACTATCCTTAGTTTTATTTATCCATTCTATCCAATCTTCTGGTGTCATTGAATTTAAAGTAGAATCTAATTCTTTGTTTAATTTATCCCAATTAGCCATTTGTTTTATTTTAAATGTACGTATTCTTCTTTAAACATCCAAATATATCCATAAGAACTTTTTCTTTTTTTATTACAGCATTCTGAAATTGAAGAAGATGGTTTGTTTAATGATTTTGCTGCTTTTGAAGCACTTTCCCATTCTTTGATTAGATTCAAATTTTTATCTAATTGTACTATAGGTTTACTTAATGTTTCTTCTATCCATAAATTTTTACGTCCTTTAAGTTTTTCAGATATTTTTTTATTCCTTTCAGAGTCTTTTAAATAATGTTTCATATTAGACTCAAGAATTTTCTCATTCCTTTCAATAGAAGAATAACATGGATGGTTTATTTTAGATTGGGAAATTTTTTGACATGTTTCTTTAGATAATTTTGTATCTTTTAGTCTGTCACTCACATCAGGTCTTTTTATATTTTTTAATTTTTCAGATGTGCCTGGTCGTGGGGTATTTTTCATTTTAAGTTTAGTTTTTTCACTATGGAAAGTGGGACCACCACCTCCATTATTTTTATTATCTAAATCCAACCCCCAACATTTAAATTGTTCTATCCAATAACATTCCCAAAATTTCCATTCATCCTCTTTGATAGTATCTAATTTAAAGATAGTAAGATCTTTTTGTAAACGTTTTTGATGTTGGGATTCTCTTTTTTTTAATGGATTTTTTGTTTTTCCTATATAGAAAGGAATCCCATTTTCATCAAATAAACAGTATATAAAAACATTCATAATAGTAATTTATGCGGTACTATTATAAATATCATATTTTTCCAAAATTATACTGATTCATCTAAAACTTTTTGAACATGATCTATAACTTTTTCCCATGAAACTATACCTGTTTCATCTTCATATATTACAGGATCTTTTCTTCCCAACTTGATAAACGCTTCTACTCTTTCTACACTTGAAGCTGATTTATAATCTGAGTTACCTGAAGGGTATGGTTTGTAAGATGTATTGGTTCTTTTGTATACTTCATCAAATTCTAAACCTAACTCTTCACATAACACTTCTCCATCTTGAAGGATGGTGAATTTATCTCCATAAAGGTATGGTGTAAAGTAACCAACCATTTCTGCGTCCCAATTTCCTAAACGGAATGCTTGATCGTCTGCATCCCTAAATTCTTGTCTACAATCAGGATAAACTCCAAAATCTCCAGCGTGAATACCTAACGCAATATCACAATTTTCCCCAGTTCTATTTGCTACCGAAAGTGCAACTGCTTGTACGATTGAAGCAAATATTTTGTTACGATTTGGGACTACGGTTTGACGTTGATTTTCTTCAGCATAGTGTCCTTCAGGTACTTCATCTCCACCTGTTACAAGTGCAGAGTTAAGTAGGTCAGTAAACCTCTCATCAACATATAAGTCTCAAAGTCAATATCCAAAAATCTCCAATGATCATACCATTCTAATTTCCAAAGTTCACGGTATTTTTCAAATTCTTCTTTAGTTAATTTGTCCATAATTAAAAAGGTAAATCATCTAATTCATTTTCTAAATTCTCCATATGAATGGATTCTGGTTTTTTAAAATAAGAATCCAAAAAATCCTTAGGATACAAATTTACTTTACCCGTATATTTTGGATTTGAAACTTCCCTTGTTTGGATTGGGATGTTCTGGTTAATAGCTGCTTTAGCTACTTCTAAACCTAATTGTTCACCTGATGGTCTTTTTAGGTAATCATATAAACTTAAATATTCCATAACTTATTATTTTCCGTAAATATAAAAAGGCCCCTTTGGGGGGCCTAGTTTTTTTAAAGTAAAATTAATTAAAGATTTTCTATTCCTTTAAACAAATATATTAAATTTGTTGTTGATGGATTAACAGTAGTCATATTAGTTGCATATCCAATTTGTGGAAATTCCAAAACAGAAGCGGATGGGCCTGGGGTTGGGCTTCCCCAATATACTACTTCAAATGTTGCTTTTTGTCCTGGGTTTATTTGAATAGATTCTGTTGTAGAGGGAATAAAACTGTTGATTTTGGTATAATTCCCCCATGATCCTGATATAATATATGCAGTATTATATGTGCCTGTGATTGATTTTGAACTAGTATTTACTGAGGTAATGCCAGATATTGTAGCTGTTATGTAAATACTTCCGGTAGCTCTATAAAATGGTTTTGCTTCTCCCATATTATATACTGTAATAATATCTCCCGATGTATATCCTACATTATATATTGGGGGAAGGGATACTATAGGTTTTGGGGAAGATGGGATTGATGCAAGGCTATTATTAACTAAAGAATAAGCTGTTATTTTTCTATCCCAAGGCAATACTATAAAAGTTCCATTAGTATACAATTCTGGGTTTTTAATATAAGAATTTGATGAATCAGCTAAACTAAAAGCACAATCTGAATTAGTATAACTTTTATAAAGTAAAGTGCTAAATTGAGTAAAATCTGTTAAAGGATTTAAAGGTAAAACAGTTAATGAACCTGTTACAATTAGGTTCCCATCTACGGTTACGTCTGTTCCTGATTCTGGGGAAATGGTATTTACATTAAGGGTGCTCATTTTTGTTTGTTTATATCTTAATTATATACTCTTATTTCTATTGGTGTATTAGCTAAAATACCATCAGTTTGGATATTGTTAGTTTGATTTAAAAGATTAATTACATCATCATTACCTCTTTGAAAAGTAACACTTGTATTAAATAAATATGGGAAAGGTCCTGCTGTTAAATAAGTTTTATCAGCAGTAAATGCACCTATTAAATACCCTTGGTAAGCACCTGGGTTACTTCTTGTCCAAACGATGTTACCTATTGTGTTTTCTAATATTACAACGGTTGGATCGTCTGTTCCTGTTTGTGTAATTAAAGCTGTATAAACTTTATAAGGTCTAATATTATTTTCTCCTGTTACAATTAGGTTCCCATCTACGGTTACGTCTGTTCCTGATTCTGGGGAAATGGTGTTTACATTAAGGGTGCTCATTTTTTATTTTTTTAATTTCTTCTGATAGTTCTTGGATTGCTTTAACTAATATAGGAATTAATCTTCCATAAGATGCTTCTAGTTTTTCAGGATTTGATTCATAAACTAATCCCAAATAATCATCATCTATTTCTTTTAAATCTTGAGCAATAAAACCTAAATCTTTAATATCTTTTTTAGCACCATCTCTTGTATTCCATTCAAATGTAACTGGTTTAAGAGATTCAACTATGTCAAGACCATACTTAGATTCTTCGATATTCTTTTTATCTCTAGCATCAGAAAGAGATGTAATAGTAGTTACAGCACATCGTAATGTAGTAATTGAAGAATTACCTAATGTAACTGTATTATCATCAGTAGCAGAAGCTCCATCAGCTGAGCTTCCTATAAATGTATTATTTACTCCAGTAGTGTTATTTACTCCGGCATTGTGGCCTATAGCTGTATTATTATTCCCTGTTGTAAGAGACAATGAAGAGTGACCTATAGCTGTATTATCATCACCTGTTGTAAGGGATTGTAAAGCAGATTTACCTAGAGCAACATTATTTATCCCAGTACATGATTGTAAAGCTCCATTACCTATACCAATCATGCTAGTATTAGAATTATATGTTACTTGTGTACCATTTAAATCTACAGGAGATTCAATAAATGTTTGAGAACGAATACTATCTACATTAATTTGACTCATTTTGTATTATTTTAATTATTAAACAATTGTTAAAGTTGTTCCAGTGGGAATTGTTACTGAAAATCCTGGGTCTATTGTTAATGGGGTTGGGTAGGTTACTGTTGAATTATATGGTAAAACTACATTTTGATTAATTGTGCTTGGGGCAGGAGATGTTATTGTAAATCCTAAATCAGAATATGTTAATCCAACTACTCCCCCTAATTGGGAACCATCACCAATAATTGATCCATCTACTAAAACAGACCCAGTAACTAAAACTGATCCAGTAAATTCAGCATTTCCAATAAATGGGAATGGATTTCCACCACTATTTAAAACGTATGAAGCTGTTATAGCATATGAAGAAGATAGAACCTGTCCATCAATATTTGTAGCATTAACATATGAAGCAGTTTGAGCTGTTTCTACGTAAGAAGATGTTTGAGCTGTTTCTACGTAAGAAGCTGTTTGAGCTGTTTCTACGTAAGATGCAGTTTGAGCATTCTCAACATATGAAGCAGTTTGGGCATTCTCTACGTAAGATGCAGTTTGGGCATTCTCTACGTAAGATGCAGTTTGAGCATTCTCAACATATGAAGCAGTTTGGGCATTCTCTACGTAAGATGCCGTTTGAGCTGTTTCTACGTAAGATGCAGTTTGGGCATTCTCTACGTAAGATGCCGTTTGAGCATTTTCAACATATGAAGCCGTTTGAGCATTCTCAACATATGAAGCAGTTTGAGCATTTTCAATGTAAGAAGCCGTTTGAGCTGTTTCAACGTATGAAGCCGTTTGAGCATTTTCAATGTAAGAAGCCGTTTGAGCTGTTTCAACATATGAAGCCGTTTGAGCATTTTCTACGTAAGATGCTGTTGCAGAATTTTCTACATATGAAATACTTGCAATTGATTGGGAAAGATAGGCAAAATTACCATCTAGTTCAGCATAA